GAGGGGGGAAGCAGTACCGAGAGAGAGGGGGGGGGGGGGCGGGCCCCCACGCCCTCGCCAGCCTCACACATCTTGCGAAGCTGGCGCACGTCATCTTCAGGATATCGCCCATCTTGCCCAATCAATATGCCTTCAATTTTTACCGCATAGTCATCAAGTGTCCACCGTTCTTTTACTGAGCCACGAGCCTTGCCCTTCATGACTTGCCTTTTGACAAGTATTTGCTTGCCTGAGATTGTGATCATCGGCTCAAGCGGTAGTAACCACTCGCTTTCGCCTGATTTAGGCAAACGCAGAGAGAGTGGGAAGATCATCGGCACTCCGAGAGCGTTGTGGCGCATCGCCTCACGTTCCTCGCCCTGTACACGTCCAATCTCGGCGTATGCGCTTGGGTCAAGTTGTGGTACAACTCGACCTTCAAAGAGGACAAATGGAGGTAGTGGCGATGAGGGCAAGCCAGCGATAGTGTCGTTCATAGTATAGTGTCTGGCTTAGATGTCCTTGTACTCTATCTTCGCATCAAAGCAAGGGCATTCCTTGATTCTTTCCCAAGGGTCTATAATTCCGTTGCCGTTTGTGTCGGGTGAAAAGTCACGATGCCCTTGTATTGTTGCTTTTGGGTAGCGTCCTCTGAGCTCCTTAAGTAGTTTTATTAGGCTTGCTTTCTGAGCGTCTGTGCGGTTGTCTACAGCCTTAAGTTTGCCGTTCTCCATGGTTACTCCTCCGATGTAGGCAACGTTGATGCTTACGCTATTAAAGCCCTTGACTCCATTGCTTGTAGACTCCTCTCTTAAAAGTTGCTCTACCTTGCCGTCTGGGCAAACGACATAGTGGTATCCTGGCTGTTTCCACCCACGAGCCTTGAACTCATTTAGGAGTGTTGCGACGCTAGTCTTCTGCGTGCTCGCCGTGCAATGAACGGCGATGAATTTAATGTCTCTATTCATATCTATCTTATCTATTAGCACTGCAAATATGCGATTAAAAGGAGGCTTTATACAACTAGCGTGTGTCAGATAATCATCTATTATATCACAGATAGTCAGTGTGTTTACTATGTCGCACACATCGTTTGCGAGTGGCGAGCATTGCCCTCTATCTTTGCCTGCAAACAAGCATAACGAGTGCATGAAAAAACTACTGAATTATATACCAAAGGCTGACGGAGGAGCGACGATACTTCTCTATGGTGACGTTGGTGGCTGGGGAGATATAGACAGCCAGAGGGTTGTCACCGAGCTTCTCGCCCTTGAGAGCCAATACACCTCAATAGACGTACGCATCAATTCAGGCGGTGGCGATGTCTACCACGGCATTGCAATCTTCAATGCTCTAAGGAATAGCAAGGCGGATATTAAGATTTACGTAGATGGCATAGCGGCCAGCATTGCAGGGGTTATCGCCTTGTGTGGCAAACCGCTCTATATGTCGCAATACGCTCGGTTGATGCTTCACAAGGTTAGTGGCGGTGCTTATGGCTCAGCCAAGGAGCTGAGAGAAACGGCGGAACTTATAGAACAGTTGGAGGGCACTCTTGCCGAAATGATTGCAGGACGCATCGGCAAGACGAAAGAAGAGGTACTAACCGCCTATTTTGAGGACAATAAAGACCATTGGATGACGGCGACTGAAGCTCTTAGCATGAAGATTATTGACGGCATTCATGATTTAGATGATGCTCCAGCCGTCAATGAAGAGAGCTCTACAGAAGATGTCTACACGGCATTTAACAATAGATTAGAAAGCATTCAAAACCATAATAATAAAGACATGGCATTATTAGATGACATTCGCAAAATCCCTGCCTTTGCGAACGCAACAGAGGCAGATGTAACTGCTCTACTGAAAGAGCAGGCAACCAAACTAGAAGCTAGCGAGCAGGCTATTACTTCACTTAAGGCTAAGCTCGCAGATGTTGAAGCTAAGGAGGTGGAGGCACTATTGAATAGTGCTGTTTCCGACGGTCGCATCACTGAGGAGCAAAAGCCACACTACGCTAAGCTCTTGGACGCCGATAGAAGTGCTACAGAAGCTCTTCTAAACAGCCTACCCAAGGCACAGCCTAAGGGCTTCAAATCGGCAAAGGAATTCACCCAATCGGGTGGCACTGTAAACAAGTTCGCTGGCAAGACGTGGGGAGAGCTTGACAAGGCTGGACTTCTAAACGAATTCAAAACCGCCGATAAGGAAGGCTTCGCACGAGCTTATAAGGAGGAGTTTGGCGTTGATTACCAATTTTAACTAATACTAATAGAAAGACATGGCATTAAATGTACAGGTCTGGCTGAGAGACATTCAGGAGTGCCTCTACCCAGATAACAGCTTCGTAGTTAAGTCTATCGATGACTCAATCTATGTAGACAAAAAAAAGGTGCACATCCCTAACGCTGGTGCGCCTAGCAAGGTTAAGAAAAACCGCCCTAAACCTGCTCAGGAGGTACATCAGAGAACTGACAGCGACCTTGAGTATGAAATGGATGAGCTCACTACTGACCCAGTTTATATACCACACATTGATACGGTGGAACTATCGTATGATAAGCGCAATTCGGTTATTCGCAATGACAAAGAGGAGCTTAGCCGAGTAGCTCACATTAATGTGCTTGAACGCTGGGCAAATGGTGCAGGTAAGATTATTAGAACGACTGGGAAGGATGTCGTACCTCACACTTATACATCAGCGACAGGTAAGCGTAAGGGCATTACCAGAGCGGATGTCTTGGCGATTATGACGGAATTCGATCGCCAAGAAGTTCCTCAGGAAAACCGTTACCTGTTGCTTGATGCTGATATGTATGCTCAGCTCCTTGGTGACCTTGCCGAGAGCGACAAGTACGCATTCTTTCAAAGCGCAGATGCCCAGAAAGGTGTCGTTGGTAACCTCTACGGCATCAATGTTATGAAGCGTAGTAGCGTCTTGCGTGTCAAGGCTGATGGTGAAACCTTACTCTTTGATGGAGAAGAACACGAGGCTACTGAGTGTGGTGCTGGATTAGCTTGGCAATCAAGTTGCGTATCTCGTGCAATCGGTGAGATAGTAATGTTTGACTCTACTAACAACCCCCAGTATTATGGAGATATCTACTCTTTCCTTGTTCGTACAGGTGGTGGTCACCGCCGTACAGATAAGAAGGGCGTGATTGTCCTTGCTGAGGCAACCGCTAACTAAAGTGAATACTTATGCTACCAAGAATTAAAATCAACTTTCTTGAGGGTCAGCTAGGGACTGTCGGGGTTAGCCCCGACGGCCTTGTCGCCCTCATTATCGGTGCAATGGCGGTGAGTAGCACCTTTGAGTTAGGTAAGAGCTACTCCATCACTAAGCCGTCAGATCTTAAAGAACTCGGTATAACGAAGGAGAACAACCCTGCTCTTGCTGAAGCTGTGACTGATTTCTACAAAGAAGCAGAAGAAGGTACTAGCGTCGTTGTTGTTGGTGTCGATGCGTCTAAGAAGATGGCAGAGCTATGCGCTAACGAGGATGGCGCAGTGGTGCGCTCAGTGATTGAGCGTCACAGCGGTGCTCTTCGTGCTGTATTTGTATCAACTCCTGCAGGCGACTCAGAGCAAGCTACTGAGGGCTTATCGCCTGATACCTTGGCGACACTCCAGCCTGCGCAAGATCTAGCCGAATGGGCAACAACCTCGCTCTACGCACCACTCTTTATTGTCGTTGATGGTCGAGGCTATACGGGTGAGAATCTGAAAGACCTCGGTCAAGCAAAGTTCAACCGTGTAGGGGTACTCGTCGGCAGTAAAACAGCTGAGGACAAGGGCTCTTGCATAGGTGTACTCGCTGGACGTATCGCTTCAAAGCCTGTGCATCGCAATGTTGGCCGTGTGGCTGATGGAGCACTGAAGGGAGAAGCCTTCTATCTAGGAGGTAAGCGCATCGAGGAGAAGCAAAGTGCGGTGACTGCTCTTTATGAAAAGCGTTACATCGCTATCCGTCGTTACGTTGGGCGCACAGGTTACTTCTTCGCAGATGATAACCTCGCCACTGCTCTCACCGATGACTATGCGCAGATCGCCAACCGCCGAGTGATTGATAAGGCTTATCGCATTGCTTATAACACTCTTCTAGACAAGATGCTAGATGAGATTGAGCTAAATGAAGATGGCACGATGCAAGCCCCCATTCTTAAGAGTTGGGAGTCAGAGCTAGAGGCGGAGATAAACAAGGCGATGACGGCGAATAGCGAGTTATCAAGCTCGGATGGCTCAGGCTGTAAAGTTTTCATTGACCCCAAACAAAATGTCGTGTCAACTTCTAAGATTGCTATTAGCTTGAAGGTTCGCCCACATGGATATGCTCGCTACATCGACGTTAATCTTGGCTTCCAAGTCACTAACTCAAAGACTGAAGGATAATGTTTGATACCAGAGAATACGAATGGAGTGATATAACTCTAATTGTCGCAGGGCGTGACGTGAAGGGCTTCCGAGGCGTCAAGTACACGGAGAAGCAGGAGAAAGAAGTTCTCCATGCTAAGGGCAACAAGCCACACAGCATTCAGCGAGGGAACATCTCTTACGAAGGGGAGCTAACCGTTACGCAAAGTGAGTACGAGTTACTTCGCATGGCTATGGGAGGTAGTATCCTTAACGGGCGTGTGCTCCAGATTACGGTTGCTTACGGCAACCCAAGCAAGGGAGACCTCATGATTACCGATACACTCCTCCACGTAGAGTTCACTGAGGACTCAACCGAGTGGAAGCAAGGCGACAAGTTCCAAGAGAAAAGTTTGCCCATCATCTTTATGGATAAAAAGCGTATTTAACACCTATTAAAATAGCATTAAAATGACATTTTCAGAAGACCAGATACAAAGCTACAAGGCTAAGTATCGAGACCTATACCTGATTACAGTAGACGACAAGAGCTGTCTACTGCACAAGCCTACAAGACAGACACTATCTTACGTGTCTTCTATTAAAGACCCCATTCGTATGAGCGAGGCTATGCTTGGCGAGCTCTGGGTAGATGGCGATGAAGACATCAAGAATGACGACGAGCTGTTTATGGCAGTTGTGGCTAAGATGGACGAGGTCATTAAGGTGAAGGAGGCTGAGATAAAAAAGCTCTAGAAGATGCTGAGGTAGAGGTTGTCGGTGTGGAGGGCATTATTTATTACGACACTCTGATGGAATACTACCTCGGCATCGAAGTCTCAAGCCTACCCGATGAGGTGTGGGCTCTTAAGATGCACCACCTGCTGGAAATCCGCAAACTAGAAGCTAAAAGCAACGCTATACGATGAGCAAAGTACTTGAATTCCTAATCAAACTCAGGAGTGATACCTCCGCCATACAAGTGGGTGTGGCGAGGGTGTCCTCTGCTCTCGATGGCTTGAGCGGTGTAGCGCAACGGACTAGCTCTAGCATGACAAGCTCCCTTGGCAGGGTGCAAGGAGAGGCGGTGCGCACAGGTTCAGCTCTCCGTCAATCGCTTGTCGGGCAACTGCTGAATAGCCCTGCACGTCAGGTGTACCGCCAGCACATGGATGACCTCCAGCAAATCCGTGAACGTGCTAGGCAGGTGGGCTCTTCACTGCGTCAAGCCTTTAGTTTGAATAGCCTAGGCTCGTCGCTGATGGCTATCCCTGGCATGAGCTTCTTAATGAACCCGTACACCCTCATTGCTGGAGGTGTTGGGGCTATCGCCAAAATAGGTAGCCAAGCGGAGCTGACTGCAACCTCATTTGAGGTGCTCGTCGGCAATGAGGAGAAGGCTGGCAAGATGCTCAAGGAGATAGCCCAGTTTGGTCAGGAGTCGCCCTTCGATAAGATGGGGCTAACCGAAAATGCTAGGCAGATGCTCGCCAATGGTGTGGAAGCTGATAAGGTGGTGACTTATCTCCGCCAGCTTGGTGATGTCGCGGCCGGAGATAAGCAAAAACTTGACAGTCTGTCGCTAGTCATGGGGCAGGTCATGTCTAAAGGTAAGCTGGATGGGCAGGATAAGAATCAGTTTGTAAACGCTGGTTTCAACCCCCTTAAAGAGCTACAGAAGATGCACCCCGAAAAGACATATGCAGAGATAGAGAAAGCTATGAGCAAGGGTGCTATAACAGCCGAGCATGTGGCAGAAGCTATTCAGCACGCTACTCAAGAAGGCGGTCAATTTTATAATATGACCGAGAAGACGGGTAAGACGCTGGTCGGTAAACTTGGGTCACTCGGGGATGACATCGTCACGATGGCGGAGGGCTTATATCAAAAGATAGAACCAATTCTTAAATCTGTTGTAGACAACATTGCAGGTTTTATCCCTTATGTTTCAGCTATGCTTAAGACACTCTTTGATTGGATTGTGGTGGGTGTGGGCTGGGTTAAGTCGGTGGTTAATTGGATTATTGAGTGGAAGGATGAGCTGATGCTTGTCGGGAGTATCATCGGAATACTCACACTCCTTATTCAAGCTAAGACAATAGCTCTGACGATCTTCTACGGCCTTGTCCAAGGTGTGATAGCAGTGATGGAGGCATGGTCGGCCGTGCAAGGGTTTCTTAACCTCGTTATGGCCGCTAACCCCGTATTGCAATTCGTTGCTGGCATTGCGATACTTATCTCCTTTGTTGTGTACTGTTGGAATAAGTTCGCTGGCTTTCGTGCTTTCCTGATTACCATGTGGGACACTATGAAGCAATTTGGCAACATCATTAAGGATTACATTGTCAACCGAATTAAAGAGATGATTGAGGGTTTAGGCAAGATTGCTGGAGCTCTCGTGAAGCTCTTTAAAGGTGATTTCTCTGGTGCGTTCTCTGACTTCAAGGCTGGGGTCGGCAACCTGATGGGCAAAGAAAGTGCTACGAAAGCCTTTAAGGCATCGCAGGAGGTTGTCCACAACATCAAAGGCAATTGGCAAAAGAACCTAAAGAAGGAGGAAGCTAAAGACGCTAAGAAATCCAAAGAAGATAGCTCGATAAAGTCACCTAGTCAGAAGGGTTCTGTGCGCACCGAGTGGACAGCCATCGGTGAAGGCTCAGATAAAAAGAACGGCAAGGGTCGCCACGGCAAAGGAACAAAGACGGGCGAAGCACTCGCCACGGGTGGTTCTAGACCTACGAATATCACCATCTCCATAGGTAAGCTCATCGAGACAATGAAGGTGATGATGATGGAGAAGGCTGACACGGCTGAGCTTGAAAAGCTCGTCTTGCAGGCTCTGAACCGCTCACTCGCCATAGCTCAATCAACTGAACAATAATTAATCATGAAGTATATAATATTATTCCTAATATCTCTCCTCCTCTTGTCGTGTTCGCCACGTGTGAAGGTCATTGAGCAAGAGCGTGTGCGCACTGAGTGGCGTGACCGCTTGCGAGTTGAGCGAGACAGCATCTACCTGCACGACAGCGTGCTTGTCGAGAGGAGAGGAGATACGGTCTTTCGTGACCGCTGGCATGTGATGACAAAACGTTTCTCTATTCACGACACTGTATATATGTCACGTGTGGACAGTGTGCCTTACACGGTGTATATAGAAAAGCCACCCAACGCTATACAATCATTTATAAATAAAGCGACGACATCACTACTTATAATACTTGCTATTGTGGCATTCTTCGCTATCGGCTTTAAGCTATGGATAAGACGATTGTAAAGGCTGGACAGACGTGGTGGGATGTCGGCGTGGAGCTCTCAGGCGATTGGCGCAGTGCCATTGACCTAAGCCTAGCCTTAGGGGTGTCGATGACAAGCCTTCCACCCTTGGGTGCTACCCTTAAGGCTGAGCGTGATTATAACAAACCCATGGCAAGTTATTGCCATAGTGAAGGCGTGTCACCTGCGACCCTTGGGTTCTCTGAGCCTCGTAGCATGAGGATATTCGCTGATCCCTTTAACCTAACATTCATGTAATGCAATGCGTACACTTGAAGATATTAAGAAGGAGATGACAGATGCCTTTATGGCTGACCCTATAATAAGGACAAGATATGAGCTTAATGATGGTGATACCTTCAATCAGAAGTTCTCAGTCGTTAGCATCGAGAGGTTGCTGTTCTTTATCGTTGCCTCAGCGCACTATGTCTTAGAGCGCATCTTTGACGAGTTCCGCAAGGATGTCATGAAGCAGATAGAGACCTCTGTAGTGGCTACAGTGCCATGGTACTATCGACAAGCACTCAACTTCCAAATGGGTGATGAGCTGAAGCTAGACGAGGCTACACTTAAGTGGCACTATCCAATTGTGAATGCAGATAAGCGCATTGTGCGCTATGCTTCAGTGACGGATAAAGGAGGTAGCATTCAGGTGCTAGTTGCAAAAGATATGGCAGGGGGGGCACCGGTGGCACCCGTGGAGCCGGCACTCATCTGTTACCTGCGTTGTGCGGATGAGCTTGATGCACTCATCGCGCTCGATGCGGCCCTTCGACTTGGTCTGACGACCCGTTCTCAGCTTGAGAGCCTCCTACGGGGTCCGCGAAACCACCGCTCCCGCACGCTTGTGTCGCGGTCGCTCCCCGATGCCCGCTCTCTTCTGGGGACGATCGCTCGTTACGAGCTGGAAGAGGCGGGATACCGGCCGGCGACGGCAGTGTTCGTCCCGGGCGTTGGAGAGGTGGATCTGGTGCTGACAGCTCATCCACACGACCTCATCCCCGGTCTCACGCCCGACACCAAGGCGCTTCGAGCAGACAGTCACCCAGCACTTCTCATCGAGACGGACGGCTACGCCTTTCACTCCTCCCATCTCGACTGGGAGCACGACCACCTGCG